CCAGCGGCTACAAGTGTCAATGGGCTTAGTGATGCAACAGCGGCAGGGAGAATACTATATAGTGCGGTTACAAAACCGTTTACTCCACCACCAGCATTGACAAACATTATCTTGAATATTTCTAGCTTCTGTTTTGCACCTTCAAATACTTTAATAAGCGCTGTAATAGTATTCGCTAGTTTAACTGAGCCAACACTCATCGTTTCAGTTTCAACTGTAACACCGTTCATAGTGCCTTTAACGATGGTCATTGCGTCTTTTAACTTAATAAAACCATCAAAAAGACCAGCCAAACCATCAGCACCAGCTATGCGTTTAATTGCACTTATAGCTGCACCAACTAAAATATTTATACTTTTTACAGTTATAAATCCCTTTAGCACATCTGACAAAACTGGAATTTTATTAAGGAGTATATTCAGGATTTCGAGTAGTTTAGTACCCAAATCAACAACTGTTCCGATAAGTGAATCTAAGTTAAGGTCATTGACTAATTCAGTCCAAGTTGTTTTGAAGCTATTTATTTTAGCCGTTAGAGATTCTGTGTAAATAGACATACGTTCAGTAGCAGAGCCGTTTGCGTTTTCTGCTATTGTAGTAGCTTCAAGAACCTCTTTGTAATCGTTCATCGTTGCGCGGAAGATATTGGCTTGGTTTGTACCAGCAATAGCCGTAGCAATCTGTGACTGCTGATTACGATTCCATGTATCCCATTTAGCAGCAACTTCGTCCAGAATGTCCGAAGATGCCTTAATAATACCGTTGTCGTCTCTTAATGCGATACCAACGGTTTTTAATGCCTTTTCAACATCGTTCAAAGATTTACCAGTATCACTAACGTCTTTACCAGCACTAATCTTGTTAATTCTTTGAATAACAGAGTTCCATGCACGACCAATAGTCTCAGCGGCTTGCTGTGTTTGGTCAGCAGTAACAGTGATAATTGCTTCCATTCTTTCCAATGGAACGCCAGCGGCAGATGCAGAAGATGCAACACGGCTCAATGCGTTAGCAATGTCGCCAGAACTTGTAGCATACTTCAAATCAAGTGTTGTCAACTGGTCAACAATTTTCATTGCATCAGATGCTTCCATCTTATAACCGTTCAAGGAAGCGGTTAATGCTGTAGTTGCATCAGAAGCATCCATAGCGCCAATTACAGACAAAGTAGTTGACGCTTTAACAAGCTCGCTTGTTTCTTCAACAGTATTACCCTGTCTAAGCCACTCTGTAGCTGATTCTGCAACAGCGCTTGTAGTTGTGCCAAGTTGCTTTGCAATGTCTGAGTAATCAGACATTAAAGCCTTTGTATCATCGGAACTTCCCTGAGTAACAAGTCGAATCTACGTCATAGAGTCGTTCAAAGAAACAGTTTCGCTTATAATACTTTGAATTACCTGTTGCAAACTTTGTAGACTAACAGTATAAGTAATTGTATCTGCAATTAAACTTTGCAACGAGTTGTCTTGTAAAGTAACATTCAATTCTTTCTGTGCTTGAATTGAATCGCGCGTTACTTGGTTTTTGTCTCTGTTATATTGTGTATTCTTATAAACAGCTTCACCGTTGCTTAAAATACCTTGCTCCAAATTCTTGTAGCTTGTTTTCAAAGCATCTAATTGCTGCTGTTCAGCTCTCATGTCAACGCCAGTGGCGTTTTCTTTTTTCAGCTTATTTATTCTATCCAACTGGTCACGATACGCTTTGTATGCTTGAACTGTCTGTTCAATCATTTGTGTATCGTTTTGCTGGTCTTGCTTTTGCGCATTAAACTCTTGCAACTGTCTAGTAATTTTGTTATATTCGTTGCAAAGGTCTTGTACGGCAGTTATGTTACCTTGATAATGTGCGCCAGTGCTGTCTACTGTAGCACCAAGATTGGTCATAGCATTGATTACTACGTCAACTTGTGCCTTCATATTCTTGAGGTCGTCTGCAAGCATTTGACCTTTAGTACCATCAGTTGACATTGCTTGCTTATAAGTATTGGCAAAGTCGTTTAGTACCTTTTTAGATTGACTCAAGTTTTGTGCTAATGCAATAGCATCCTGACCACTTTGTGTAAGTGTTCTAGTCCAACTAGCGGTGTTTGCATCTATCTGTGAAATCTGCGTGTTAATTGTATCCCACAAATTTACTTGCACATGTTCAGAGTTCGCTTGCTGTTGTATATATGCAAGCTATTCTCTATACATTCCATCAAGAGCTTCGTTCTTTGTAAGTTTTGCCTGTAACGATGCCTGTTCTTTAGAATCGCCATTTACAAGCGCGGTTGCCATCTGATGTTCAAGGTCAACACGTTGCTCATAAAGTTTTACAATATCGCTCTGAAGTTCTTTAGCCCTTTCAAAAGCGGTATTCATACCATTCATAGTGGTTGTAATATCGGTTGTTTCAAAGTGGCTAAATACATCATGCGTCACACCATTTAAGTCTGTTACAGTATTCGTAACAGCTTGAACGCCTTGATTAAGCGACAATATTTGTCCATTAGCTTTCGGTATATCTACTGAGATATTCTCTATAAAACCAGTAAGGGCATCCTTGGTAATTTTCATGCTACCGCCGATAGACTGTATAAATTCATCCATCTGCTTTAATGTAGCATTGTTTAAATTGACGGGTACAGTTATGCCATTTTTATTGAGTGTCTGTTGTAAGTCAGATACAACAGCTTGTGTTTCTGTAGTAAAATTATCGGCATCAACTCTAATACCTATATTAAACATTACATCATTTACTGCCAATTATACCACCTCCTGTTTTAATTTACATGATTCAAGCCATTAAAGCTAAATCCTTCTTTTTCCATTTCCGTTTTAATTCTACCTGTTGCATAGCTAGTAAGCCAATCAGATATTTCGTTATCCATTTGTTCATCATAATTAAGACCTAAGAAGTCTGGTGCGACTGTATTTGTTTTATAGCTCGGAAATTCACCATACATCATATAATCATACAATCCCTGAGTAAAATGTTTGCCATTTTCCACGTGTGATGGGAATTTCTTTGAGCCTTTATGACCAAAGGCCAAAAGACTAGAATCAAACTTTATTTTAACTTGTCTGCTGTTCTTATCGTAATCATAAGTAACAGCGCCCATAAAGCCACCATTCATCCCAAGACGTTCATAGTTGTCCCCTTCTGGGTATGCAACATAGTAATTTAATCTAATATAATCTTGCACACGTTTAACTGTATCTTCGGCTATCTTTATGATTAGTTTATCGAGTTTTTCTTCAGCATTAGCTAACCTTTGGTTAATAGCTTTCATAAACTGTTTAGCCGCATACGTATTTTTCAATTGAGTGCTTGAAGACATTCAAATCACCATTACTCTTTCGTGGTTTCTGTCTTAGCCTTCATTTCTTCTTTTGCCTTTTCACGTGCAGCGACTTTTAAAGTATCTGCAACTTCAGTAGTAAGTGGGTCATTCAATCTAGCAACAGATTCAATTAGTCCTAGCTTACGCATATCCATCTTATTCAATTCCTTGCGAATCTCCTGAATATTAGTAATGTCAAGACGCTTACCAATTTCAGTTATAAACTCATTCAGAATCTCAAGGTCACGAATACCAGTAAGTTTCTCACACTTAGCAACAAAGTCTCTGTAGTCATCACCAGCGTAGCACATGACATAATTACTAAAACCAGTTGACATAAGCAAGTCATAGTTCTCGATAGTCATTTTATCAGTAGGTGCTACAATATCGACATAAGCCAAAAGAATATAGAAAGTGCTAATAATATCATATTGTAAGTTGACATACTCAAGACTAAAATCATCCATATCTTCAGCAGATACAAGCTCTCTATACTGTTTCTTAATTAAAGACGCAATACCATACTTCTTGGATAGAGAAATATAAGAAGTAACCTTAACATTCTCTGAAAGCCACTGTATTAAATCTTGACCAGTGATTAGATTTAATTTTCTCTGTGTCAACTTATCTAACAAATCGTTAAAATTCATACTCAAACCCCTTATCTCCTTCCAAAGCTGTTAGTAGAACCACCAACGTCAGCAAGTGTTCCTACCTTGATATCAGACTTAATTCCATCTTCATCAAAATAGTCTGCAAGCATATCAGATTCATCTAAGTCAGAATAAACACTAACCATCGACAAGCCGCTACCATTCTTAGATTCCCAGCCCATCAGTGTAACAATTATACCGTCTGGTAATTTAGATTCCTTCATCATAGTAACATATCTATGTCTTGCCGCATGGCTATAGAATGGCATACCAAGAATCTCACTAATAGTCACACACCAGTTGTTTACCATTGCAACAGATGCTTGTTTATACTCGCCATTTGCGCTACGAGAAACAAAAAGCCACTCGCTCTCAATATTATTTTCTTCTCTATACTTCATCCATAAATCAAAATATGGTTTAAACATAGAAACAAATGTATACTTTTTCAACATTTTGCCTTTGCTAGTTCTACCTTTTGTTTTTATCTTTTCAGGTGTCTCATACAGACACCCAAATTTAATATACTCATCCTTGAAGTAATCAGTTTTAAATCTAAGCAATTCTTGCTTTCTTGACCCAGATGCGACAGCCAATGCAAGATAACAAGCAATCTGATATTTTTCTGCTTTTACCAACTTGTTCAAGCAATCGTCAATCTGTTCTTGCGTCAAAACTGTCTTCTCACGAACTGGTTGCTTCTCCGAAATCTCGATTTTTGTAACTATATTTCTGAAATCCTCGTATTCATCGTCGAGGATATTTTCAATATAGTTAGACATAGAACTCAATGCAGACTTAACTGTTGCTGTTCTATTTGAAGACCATCCCATAGTCTCTACAGCATAACTAAAAAATCTAACAAGTTCACGTTTCTTTAAATCGACAAAAAATTTATCATTATTATACAGATAGTTCCAACAGAAAAACAATCTAATCATCTGATAGTATTGTTCAATAGTCTGGGGCGACTTATCTGCGCTTCTTTTATACGCCACAAAGTCATCTAGCAATCCCTTATTATCTGGATTTAACTTTGCCCATATCTCTGGCGTATATAAGTTATTATATACTGTTCCTCTACCCATTTTAATACCTCACTATTATATTATTTAGCATTCCACTAATATCATATTTATAATTAACACGCATCAAAGTTTTGTTAATTAAGATTGCATTATGGCTTAAAGCGTCCTTTTCACTGATGCTCTTTTTTGTAGTATTAGATACGAAATTCATAAAGTCATTTATGCTAATCCAATATGTATTAGATTCCCTAAAATCGAGAACAAAACCAGCAATTACATTTTCAAAAGATTGCGCTCTCTCAAGGCTCTTAATCTGATGATATTTAATATCTTTGCCGTCCTCTAATTTATCAGACTGAATACTAAAACTTGTACCTTTAGTTGATTTCAATTCAATAGGCAGGAAGAAACCTTTATACAGCATAAAGCAATCAAATGGATTGCTTGTAGCAAAAGAAGAACGCGAACTCCTTGTAAAATTATTTGCAGAGTCTTTTATTCTCATAAAATAAACTTCTTTTGGAACAGAATTAGCAAAATTCTGCTCAAATTTCTTTCCGGGGTTCATTCTTTCACCACCTTTTATAGTGGTACAAATCGAAACTTATACCATTATAAAAGGTGACGCAAAGCGTCACCTAGATATTACTTCTGCGTAATATCGCCAAGTTTATTGACAGATGCAACTTCCCAAGAGCCATCAGCACTTACGCGCAAATACTTACCAGCATCAGCAGATGTTACTGTTGGGAGAGCTTTGCAAGTATCCTCTAATTGAGTGATTCTAGCTTCGGTATCATCCTTCCAAGCATCAACATCATCAACAGTAGTTTTTAACTGTGTAACAGTATTATTCGTAGTGTCTGTTTTTGACTTCAGCGAAGAAATCTCTTTATCAGTAGAAGTAAACTTATCACCAACTGTCTTTGAATCAGCGAAACCATCAGAAATCTTTAGTGTCTTATCAGTTACTAATTTGCTAATGATTTCCTTAATCTTGACTGCGATAGTTTTATTCTGGACTGGATTTTCAGAGGTTTCGGATAACGTGGCATCAACAACATGACCACCATAATCCTTTACAACCTTGTCGGTATATTTCTTGGCAAGAATGTAAGTGATAATATCCATATTTATACCTCATGCCATGCGTTATCTATACCTAACTGACAAATAAACTTAAAATCGGGAGTGTATGCTATAGAACCGACAGCACACGGTGCATTAGCATCACTATTTTCAAATTTCCCAACATCAGTAGACGTTGGAAGTTTTTCCATATCCGCAGACGAACCTATCATAATTTCCTTAACGTCAGGAACTACGCAGTTGCCACGGATTTTCATAGTAATAGCATCCATAAAAATCACCTTATAACTTTAGGATAAAGTCACGAAAACTTGTGGTCTCTACGAACTTATATCCCATATTCAATGTATCAATCTTCATATCATTGTAGGATTCTGGGCAAGTATAAACCAAATTGATTATATCTTCTTTGGTTATGTTAAAAACATTCATCATTCTGTATACTAAATCCCTTATATATCCTATATTCTCCTTGAGAATGTTCTCTCCTTCAGACCAGATAAAAAATTGATAATAAAAATATGAGAAAACAAGCGTCCCCATACATTGTCCTCTATAATACAGATAACTGTCTGGATATATCTTAACCCCATCAAACATCGGTTCAGTTGATGAGTAAATATATTGATATAGATATTTCTCTATATATGTATGACCTTCTACCGGTATATTACTCAAAGACTTATCTCTTCGTACCCAGTTATAAAATGGTTTATCAAAAGTAGCATAAGTAATTCCATGTCCAGTCAAATGAGCCAAGATGCTACAATTAAAATATACATCCTCATGTGAAATCAAATCTTCTTTAAATTCGATACGATTATCATATAAGAAGTCATACCTATATAGATTTCCGTGTAACCATGCGAGAGAACTTAAAGTCTGTACTTTGGGATACTGACCTTTGCAATATAGGTCACACATATTATTGCATTTTGTATCTCTCGTTTCGTAGATATTAGAAAATACTACTTCTGGGTAATTATTATCAATTATGAATCTCTTTATCTTAGGTAAAGCATCAGCTTCAAAGAAGTCATCATCGTCAGCAAACAAAACATACTTTGTATCTTTAGATATATGCTTCATCCCATCGTATCTAGTATTACCCGGACACTTGGTTTTATGCTTATCAGTTTTGCAATAAACTAAATTAAGATAAACATTGTACTTATTATATACCCTATATACACCATCTGATTCACTGTCATCACAGATTATTACCTGTAAATCTGATTCGTTCTGACGTACAATAGAGTAAAGTAGCTTACCTATCTGGTCTGCATTAAAAGCTGGAATTATTAAAGTAAAGAACATAGCGTCACCAATTACAAATCTTTCTGACAAACATCGCCATCAGCATCAAGATAAAGATTCATCTTCTTAAATGGGCCTAGCTCATCATCTATAGTTTGCATGTTCTTACTCATATTATCAATATACTCAGAAGTTAGACGTGCTGTGTCTGTACTTGAATCATATTGATACAAATTCAAAGTAGTAGTTTGCTTCAAGATTACATCCCTCCATATCTATTTAGATATTTATTAAGCCTAATGCTTTCATGATTGTTACCCAATATCCACCATACTTCCAAAGAGTATCTATATATTTTGTTGCTTGGTTTAACTTATATTCAAAAGACTGCTTCTCTTTGGCTTCATTCTTAGAGTCTATGAAATAGACGCTCCATTTCTTGATAGTCACCCATCTCTGTACTTGCCACAGCGTAATGATTCTCGTCAAGAACCTTTAGCAAGTATCTGGCGTGCGATTCCTCATCGTTAGCAATTCTAATTAGAACTTCTGCATCATAATCGCTGTTATGCTTCTTCGCAAATTCAGCATAACCGAGATACTTCTTTGCATCATGTATCTCATCGACGAAGCACTCATGTAGCATATCAAGAAATTCTGCTTCAGTCATTGTTTCTTGCGTAGTAACCGTAGTTTCTGTTGTCATGAAAAATCATCCCTTCACGTTAGACATAATATCATCGTACAAATTATCTATATCGCTCTTATGGAACTTCAATTCACCTAAAATAGGGACAGTGATAACAAAACCATTATTGCTAATACTATCCTTAACAACTTCCCTCAAAATATCAATGTCAACATTACCTGTGTCATCAAAAATTTTGAGCATCTTTACAACCCTATTTTCTCTATATGATGCAGCTATATCTTGCGAACGGTTAATTGCAAGAGCAATAGCAGCACCAACCACAACCTTCTGCCAACCATCAACATTCTTTAAAATTTCACGGTCTGCAAATTTTGCCACGCCTTTTCCAATACATTCAACACTAACCACTAAAAATCACCTTCCGTCCAAATCATCAAAATCCGCAGAAACATTGGGATTTATTGATATTGAAATCTTCAATAAAAAATTGCTTTTATCGTTAGTCAGCTTTAAAAAAATGTAACATATCTATCACACTTCGCATTTCTTCTTCCGACAATGTAAACTCACTAAAATCATTAACTGTTCTAGTGATTCCATCATCACAATCAAATCTATTTAATTGCAAATCATAACCAGATATATTAACATTTTTACCATCTTTTAATTTAGCCGACATAGAAGTAGACCCCTCATTAATGACTTGGGGCATTACAATATCATCTTTATTGTTTTTCATAAGTTTGTAGTAACATTCTCGTGAACAACAAATTGTTTTCCACGAGCCAGCGCGTTCGCACGATAGGCATACATAGTATTTTTTACCACAATAATTACATTTTCTATTTTGATACGGCATAAATTATAAAAACAGTCGGGGCATTGCCCCGACATAATCTAAAACAAAAAATTACTTATACGAATTAGGCTTCCTCATCAGTATAGATGATAAAGTCATACATCTTGTTGCTCGTACAGCTACGGACGAACTCCATGGTCAAGTTCTGAGTAACAGGGTCGCCATCAGCAGACAGGTCGAAATTCCAGTCACCATCAATCTGTGCCTGACCTTCGATAACACATGGGAAAATATCACCAGAGCAAACATCACGTGCTACGCCATAAGCAGAGACAAGAACAGTCGCTGGCAGTGCGTCAGCAGACATAGTAATCTTCTGTGCTGTGTCAGTAGTCTTATAGGTGTAAGCACAAGCAATGCGGTCGCCAGCAGCAAGTGCGCTCTTGGCAAAAGTCAAAACGCCATCAGCACACTTAAAAGTTCCATCACCAGCAGTAGCGGACTGAGTAAAAGTCTTACCATAAGTACCGTCAGAGTTTACAAGATACACGAAACCAATTTCGTTGCCTGCCGCTCCGATAGGTGTATGATGTAGCTTTACACCAGCAACAGATACGTCTCCAGTGCCAACATCTATAACATCATAAGCAGTAATCTCATGTGAGTCAATGTCAATCTCAGTACCGTTCTGGATAGCCATAACCTCGGTGTTAAAAGTTGCACTCTCAACACTCAGAGTAGCCCTACGGGAGTGACCGAAACCAGTACCAATGTAAACATTTCCAGCGCCGCCGGTAGGATACACCATTTCCACGGTGTTCTCAAGTGAAGAAGTCTTGCAGTCGGTCAAATATGCAAGAATCTTTTTGGTAGAAGGCTGACGCAACAGAATCTCAAAGCACTGTTGCATAGCAAATTTCTTAGGTGTTGCTTTACTAGCCATTAAAAACACTCCATTTCTTTTAATTTATAATTGCCGCCCAATTTACCTTATCCCAGTTAATTGGGTTCTTCTTTGTATCAATACAGCCACTATATAAAGCGCGCATTGTACCGTTGTATTCATCGACTTTCGATAGTCGTCTATATAAGTCGTATATCATGTATATAGGATAATCCCATATTTCTTTATACGGCTGTCCTCTAGCGATTAAAGCAGAAACCAAACTGCCTAAATCAACATTAGATTTCCTGTTATTTTTCTCTCTACTCTCTCTACGCCTATATTCCTGTTCAAGGAGCATCTTCTTACCACGTTTAGTCGGACATTTCTTCCAGTAATAATCTGGATGATAGTCGTTTATCTGTCTAAGATATTCAACCATTTGCAAGTAAAATGATTCTGTGAACTGGAAATTATCCTTATTAAAGATAAGCATATTTCCGTCCCTATTTAAAGAACGTAGAGTTATTTGCTCATTATCGCCAGTACCAACTGTCATAACCATATATTCACAATCAAGTGATAGAAAATAATTTAAAGCATCTCTATAGTCTGAATTTATCAATACACAATTAGAATCTATGCGGTAAACGTTATTATCAACCACATATACATCACTGCCACGCGCACTAATCAGTGCTTTCTGTATGAAAAACAACCATTCACTCTTAATGTCAGTGTATAGTTTTTTGCTATTATGCCACATTACGTCGGCTATATCATCAGACGTTATCATCATAATATATGTATAATTCTCATACTTATCTAAATCACAGACATCGGCAAGTGTAGGATGTTTGACATAAACTTTATCAGTTAATTTTAGTGGTCTACCGCGTATTAAATCAACATGTTTCATACCGGGTCATACACCAATCCATTGCGAAGTTTATCTGTAATCGGCTGTGTATTGCATTCTATCGTGCTATTAACCTTAAAGTTATAGAGCATCTGGACTCCATAGAACTCGCTTTCATAAATTCTAGTCTGGAATCCGCGCAAATATGGCGTTCCTTCTATTGGCAAATCGGTCATCTGGTTATTCAACATTGTATCAATTTCTGCCATAATATCATAGACTCTATAACTATCATTATAGAACCATACGTCAATATGACAAATAATATCAATATTTAAAACAACATTCCGATAACCTTTATTATCTTCAACTTCATAGCCACCGTTAAAGTACGCACAAACGTATGCTTCTTTTTTAGTCTTAGCATCAGGCATCTTTGGCATTGGATATATATGCGTCATAAGTAAATTATTAAGGTTTTTTGGTAATGGTTTATTACAATTAGGTTCATAGTTATATAGGAGTCTTGCTAAATTCTGGTTTCTTAAAAATCTGCCGCCAATAATGCCGTTAAGCAACGGGCTTAGTTCTTTGTAGTGCGCCATTATAACAATCCTCCTAACATTATATCAAACTTCTTCTCGGTATTTCCATCACTACACACTACCGTTACTGGATATTTAGACTGCTTCATATTCTTAATCTCAAAAGTCTTATCGTCAGTCTTTTTATATTTATAATAATATGATGGATTCTCAGATTCAATGCTAATTTCAACATCATTATTCGAGATAACTTGATATTCAACAGTGCAATTTAGTTTGATAGTTCTTATATCTGGCACAAGCGTAATATCGTCAATGGCATCTTCACCAACCGTGACATTTACATACTTTATGCAAGACGGATTATTCTTCATCTGAACTATAATTTGTGCGCTTCCGATGGCATTTAATACATAATTGCCATTGTCATCAATGCTTACTATAGAACTATCTGTAGTAGTAAATAGCAGTGGTTCGTCAATGACAGTATCGTTCTCTGCAATTTGCACAACTAATTTATTAAAATATCCAACTATATTTATAATTTCATCATCACAACTAATATCATATTTATTATCCAAATAATCTGCTATCTGCAAATCAAAATTATCATTCACTTGTTTATTGTCATAATTCACATAGAACTGCGCAACGGTAACAGAGTTTTCGTCGAATGTTTTATTACGCTCATATTTAGCTCTATATCTTATTTTGTATACATCTTTTCCAAGAATAAAACGCTTTCCAACATCCCAATCTTTAGTCCACTGATTAACCTGACAGATTAAATTTAATCTACCATTAGGAACTTCCATCATATCTTCTTGACTGGTTTGTGTCTCGTTGAGTTTATAATCCATATAACATGGTTCCCTGTGAATATTACCATACTTGTCTTGAGTATTAAGGGTATTATTACATCTATATACATATACACTTGATGACGTAACTTTTAAATTTTTTGTTGCAAATACTATCCAAATATTATCGTCAAATCTATATCGAGTGCCAGCAACAGGTCTATGCGTATAATCGTAGAAGATAATCTTCCTAAAATTATCACCATTTCTTTGACCTGTCTTAACATCAATAATAGTAGTTACTCTCGCACGGATTGGTCGAAATTCAAGAGAGCCAAATGTTATCTCTTCCTCAATATCATCCCATACAGTAGATGTATCATCAAACTGCATATCTTGCAATTCCGCTGATGCTTGATACCACTCATCTTTAGGTTTACCATTCACTTTTAGAAATGAATCATAATAGTTCATTTTTCATCAGTGCCTTTCTTAACAAGTGATATACAATGAAATACGATAGATTTAACTTCTTTATGATTTAGCTGTTCTTCCTTACGAAGACCATCTAGGATAGCAACAATAGATACAAAAGTACAAATATCAAAAATATCCTTAACTCCACGAAATTCTATAATCAGTCTATCTAAATAAGAGTGGAATGGTGACATATCACCAGACTCTTCACACTCCTCAAAAATTCCAAGAATTGCAAATAGCTTGTTAATACTTCGTTTGTTATAGTAGGCAATATCATCTTCACTAAGTTTTATCTCATACACCATAATCACCTACCGCCCATTTATCAAAAGGTGTATTACGAAGACCATATTCCACCATATCTTGACTGGCTTTCTCTCTGACCCTATCGCAATATTCACTCTTTTGCTTTAAATTTGACTCCTCGGAAAATGTTTTAAAGTCATTATCCTGAAGGTGCAAGCTAATTTGTCTTATATCATTGATAACCCAATCTAACCAAGTACACACCATCAATTCAGAGAGAATATTTTTCTCTGCCAAATCTAACTTACATGGAAATTCATCTGTAGTATCATCAATATCCATAATCCTCTTGGTACAATTAGCAAATTTAGGTATACTTCTTAACAAAAATGTTTTAAGCATATCCTGCGCAATGTCAATATTATTATTAAATAGATTCCTTAGATTATAGTCTTGTATCTGGCTCAAGAATAGATGGTATATCTCATCAAAACTTGTATTCAATAACACCACCCCATTACTTTGTCATATTATCTGCAATTTCTTGCATCTCTCTTGCCTTTCCAATAATATCAATTCCACATGCCCTACCGATAACATCAATCTTATTCCTATCTACTTGTTCATCATTAAAAATCTTACCAGAATAAATCAATGCGATTACGTCCTTCTGTGAATCGGGAATTTTTGGTAGTATCTGACGCAGTGTTTCATCATCGTAAGATTCTAGTGATGCAATTTCGTCATAAGACAAAATCTTATTGTAGAAATCGCCAAGCCCAAGATAATAAATCGCACAATCATCTAAGATAAAGAATGAGCCATCTTCCGCGAAAGACCTATTGTTATTCACAATGGTCATCAATTCAGAATATAGAACTGGCTTAATATCACCATACTTATCAAACTTAATAATAGTGCGACCATTTGCGTTCAAGCATAGTTCGCCCTTTGTCAAGGACTGAACCCTGATTACAGAGTCAGGTCTTGGCTGTTTAGGATTTTTTAAATCGGTATAATCTTTTTCATGCACCATTGCGGTAACATGTTCGGTCTTTTTAATTACATGTGAAATCTCAATATTAGTTGTAGGTTTCGGTGCAGTTAAACTCGTAAGCAACGCAACCAACTTTTCGTTAATCGCATTTTGTTTTTCCTGTGAATCTCTAAGTTCTTTTCTAAGTTCATCAATCTCAGACATAAAAACAACTCCTTTGTTCCAAGCCACATACGTGACACATAAAAAGTCCGGGATTTCTCCCGGACGTATATCTAAAAAGAAAATTAGGTAATGTCAATGACACCAGCCAGAGCGTTGGTAGCAACACCAATACCATAAGACTTAAAGATAGTGGTGCTTGCAGTCATATCAGCAGCGTCCTCAAAGTCGCGGTTGATAGTACGAGAACCACCCTCATAGCACAGCTTGACAATCTTACCATAAGCAGGAGAAACGACATAGATACGCTTGTCGTTCAAAACTAGCTTATGAGGATTCTTCCAGTCTGCGACCTGCTTCAACTCAAGAGCATCATAACCCATGAAGTTACGCAGATAACCAACACGCACGAAATCAGACTGAATGTCGTAACGGTAGTTAGCATCAGCAGGAACAGCCTTGTTCAGAGCCAGCTTAGTACCAATGAACACTGGGTCAACACCGTTGTTATAGGTAGAAACGGTCTGTGCCAGACGAACTGCGGAATCGGCGTTCCAGCCCTTCAGATGCAGATTATCGGTAGCGGAAGTTGTAGGCAATGCGGCCATAGCAGTATCAAATGCAACATAGACTTCCTTGGTAATCTGTGCCTCAAGAGATAGAATAGCCTTCATGACAAACTTAGCCAAAGACTCCTTGCCGCAAAGAACCTTGTAGAAGTTAACAGAAACAGTCAACGCACGGTTCTCAGGAACAATAGTCATCTGACCAACAAACTGCTTCTGGAACTCGGTAGTTCTCTGGTCGTGACCAACCTTAGACACATAGAATAGGTCGTTAGGCTCAACGGTAAAGCTAAAGCTATCACCATAAGCGCCCACACGCTGCTCGGTATACATACCAATAGACTTGTCCAGAACTTCAGGAACAATCATATCAATCAGGGAATTAACGACAGCAAAAGCAGCCCAACGGAGGTTAGGGTTGTTAGCAATCATTTCGGGGGATGCCATACCATTAGAGAAGCTAAGACCAGACATACGAGTAATCTCGTCCATCATTAGCTTGTTAATCTTAGTTTCCTTCTCTGCGAAAGAAACAGTATTATCGTAAATAAATCCCTGACGTTTTGCAACTTCGGTCATATAATGACCCATGTAATCTCTAAACGCGGTCTTTACGACATCTTCGTTAGAAGAAAAGCAAATGCTCTTATTCATTATTATATTCCACCTTTCTTAAAATTAGTTAGCTACGACTTCGTAGATGTAAGTCTTAACAGGAGTCTTAACTAGCTTTGCAGAACCAATGTGCAGGATAGAGGTTCCAACCTTGTGCATAGCAAAACCGTCACCAGCAGCGGTATCTGCCTTTAGAGTATAAGATGCGTCGGCAACCAGATACTCCTTCTCGTCGTCACCAAGAGTCATCTCGATAATGTCTGCGACCTGTGGCTTAAATGCGTCAAACACAAGTCCCTTAACATTGGTGAACATACGAGGGTCTTCAACAATACCCTTCATCTGTAGCACGTCCGCGCCAGTATCAGCACCGATAGTGGTAATAGTGACTTCAGAACTCTTTGCCATCCAGACATTCTTTGCACCAACGGTAGGCTCAGTAGCCTTCCAAACTTCGCCCTCTGCCTCATTCTCAGAGCGAGCGGATAGAGTAAAGATAGAACCGTTTTCCAAATCTACAGTTGCCACAACAGCACGGTTCAGTGCATCAATGTTATGTGCAGCAACACGTCTCTTAATAACTACATTCATTATTAAATCCACCTTTCAAATAATTAAATAGAATCCCAAATACTATTGGTTTTCTTTGGTTCAGCAAATGGCAGACCAATTTGCTGCACACTGCTATTGTTTTCAAATTTCTCAAATGCCTGTGCCTTAACATAGTTAGACCAAGCATCAACAGAACTAAATTCAGAGAACTTAGCTTTTAGTGCTTCCTTCTCTTCGTCCGACATATTACAACCACGAGCCGCAATATCTGACATAACTTTATTCATAGTAGCCATATCAGCCTCTTGCTTGATACGCTGTTCTGTAGCAAACTTGAACTGCTTCAAAGCCTCATAGTCAGACATTGATTCAATCTGTGACATATAAGCCTTATTCTGTGCTTCAAGGTCGTTAATCTTATCAGACATAGTAGCAATCTGGCTCATAGCAGTTTCAAGGGACATTTTTTCAGACTTATCATCGGCATCTGTCTTTGACTCGTCATTCTTCTTGCCGTCCTCTGCTGGCTTATTCTCATCGTTATCGCCATTGTCTGCCATATTTGCGTTATCATCACATGCACAATTCTGCGGTGGAATTTCTGACATATTCTCGCCGTTCTTTCCATCTTCAGACATATTTTCATTGCCGTCTGTCTTATCAGAACCAGCGTTTCCATCATCGGCCATGTTGCCATTGCAAGCACAACCATCAGTACCAACGGCAGACATATTCTCGCCATCTTCGGGCTTATTTGTATCGTCAGCGCAATTTACCTGACCATCCTGTGCCATTTTATTTTCATCAGCCATATCTTGTTCACCTGTTTCTTTTGTAGTATCAGCAAATCTCAGACCGTTCAGATAATCGGTCTTATCTTGGGCAAATTCGACTTGAATCCTAGCATCTTTAACTGCTGGTTTAACAAAATCACCAAGCACAGTTATTCCGTCAAGGACAAATTCATCAACTCGAACTTTTCCGTCTATTTCTTCGCCTTTAGTAATAGTTATCTCAACACTAACAGCTTTCTTCCCTTCGCTATTCTTAAATACTCTAACAGCGTCTTTTGCATATTTTTTCCAAATCAATGCTTTAATAACAAGGAAAGTTCTACCATCAGTATGCTTCTCAAAAACTATCGGATTACTATATGTAGGGGATGTTTCTTTAATGAATCCTATTGGTGTTTCATCGGCTTCGTGCGACATAAAATCGTCAGTAAATCCATTGTATCTACACACAAGCGGAATATCATAAACTGAATTTGCACAATCAATTAGCACTTTAGTTTCAATAGGATGTGTGTGCGCATTTTCTCCGTCAGCGAAGGCATGAATAATACCTTTTGCAAATCTAGCGTCTTTCACATCTTCAAACTCAAAACCATCAACTGCAAACTCTAGTGAAACCTTTTTGTCCATTAACTAAAACACCTCCTTTACTTATTAAGATACTCCTGTAGTTTTTCATCTAAAAGATAATAATACCAATCGTCATCAATGCCTATTGGACTAAACCCAGCCTTTAACAGCTCTTGGTTCTCTTTAGATTTACATTTATATAAATCAATACCGCTAAAGTCCTTTATATTGCTTATTAGCATTACGCAATCACTCCAACGGTCTTGAGAGCATCAATTAGCTCATTATAATCTGCAACAAGCTGCTTAATAGTAGTTGCGTTGCTCTTCTCGACGACAGGAAGTGCTTTTGCCTCAACAGGAGCTTCGACAACATCAGTAGCCTCAACTTCCGGTTCAGCGCCATCATGTTCTCCGTCCATTACAGCAAGCACACGAGCAAGAAACTCGCCCAACTGTGCATCACGAGTTGTCATTGTAATTTCATTCATCCTGCGCAACTTGTCAGCATTAAAAATTGAAAAATCGACCATATAATTCACTCCTTTAATCCTTCAAATCATTAGATTCACGTGACCAAGACGCTTCTGTGTTATCGTTATCTGCTGTCGGGTCACTAGACTTACTTGGTCTACCAACCTTACCAGTTCCAGAAGTTCCACCACCCGAAGCCTGAGTATTAAGATTGACGAGTGACATAAGTTTTTTGTCAATACCCAAGGTTTTGCTCATCTGCATGTGGCGTGTTAATTCAAACGGGTTCATATCCAATGCTCTTGCGGCAAGTTGAACATCAACAATGCCAATTTGAGCATAATCTTTGAATAACTGCGATACACGTGCTTGGTCATCAGGCGTATACACATCATCAAATCTAATCTTGAATTTAAATTTCTTAGTCTGTAAGTTAATATAGTATTCAACAAAATCAGCAAACATACTGTAGCAAGAATTTATAAATGCCATGTCAACAGCAGATGCCAACTTGGACTGATGAGAATTTAGTTTCTCTGTAGTATAAAGCATCTGTGATGAAGCAACTGATTGCTGAGACATATTCTTAGTATAGTCTACTTCTATATTATCAGAACTTTCATCAAAATCAACTGTTTGAATGCTATCCATAGGCAATGCCACAAGACCTATTTGCTTATTCAAGCCTTTTCTCGCAACACCCATGAACTTTCCAAGCATATCCGGTGTAATATTTACTTGATTAGCAACCTGACCGCTCTTCGTGTCCTTATTGAAACCAATAATACCGACCAACAGCTTTGAAGCAGCAATAAAATATTTATCATTTTGTAGACCTCTAATTACTGAGCTATAAGAAAAATTAGGGAACATTGGTGCGAAATATGGAACTATCGTTGCCAGTTCCGGTGAAATCTTCCAAGCCCAGAAACCATCCATCGGGGATGTTTGATGCCAGTACATATAACTTGAATTTCTGTTTGGGACTTTTTTCGCTGGATTATACTCTGCGGTATTAGCATCGAATACATCTCTATACATCTTTCTAAATACCTTCGGGTACATTGCAATATCAACACCATAGTTTCCAATAAACCATTGCATATTAAAATCGAACAATAGTCCGTGTGTATGTCTGCCAGTAATTTTACAGAACTGAGGAGGTAACTCTTGAATGGTATATTTCGTATCGCCTTTTCTCAAGACACAATAGAAAACTCCTTGGCGAATAAGCTGTCTAAACACCTTTTGAAATTCTTCTTTGCAATTAAATTTTGAGAAAAATTCATCTACAATT